TCAGTGTGGGATGCCCTCGATGATGTCGCGGGCGCCCTGGCGCAGCAGCTCGGCGCACACGCGGGAGCCGAGCACCGCCGGGTCGTTCATGGACTCGCCCCAGAAGTGCGCATGTACGAACTTGCTCCCGTCGCGGGAGAACACCATGCCGCGGAGACTCAGTTGCCCATCGGGCTCCGTGATGCAGTGCCCGGCGATCGGCGAATTGCAGTGCCCCCGCAGGCCGTGCAGCATGACCCGCTCGGCGGTGATCTCCGTCATGGTCTTTTCGTGGTTGAGCTGCTGGAGCAGGTAGGCGACCGCGTCATCACTCTCCCGGCATTCGAGGCCGAGCGCACCCGCGCCGACAGCCGGCAGCATCTCGGCGGCCTCGAACACCTGCCGGGTCCGGTGGCTGAGGTCGAGCCGTTCGAGTCCCGCCCACGCGAGAACCATCGCGTCCAGCTTGTGATCCATCGGCTTGCGGCCGTCGAGCTTGTCGATACGTGTGCCGACCAGGCCGCGGACCCTGATCACGTTCAGATCGGGTCGCGTCCGGAGGATCTGTGCCTTGCGGCGTACCGCCGAGGTCGCCACAGAAGCGCCGGGCGGCAGATCGGCGAGCGTCTGCACATCAGACCCCTCGGGGACGACCAGGACGTCGCGAACGTCGTCGCGCGGGAGGTACGCGGCGAAGACCAGACCGCGCGGCATGGGCACGTCGCCGGGAACGTCCTTCATGCAGTGCACGGCCATGTCGACCTGTCCGCGCTGCAACATCTGGTCGATCTCGCGGACGAATAAGCCCTTCCCGCCCAGCTGGGCCAAGTCGCCCTGCCATTTGTCCGCCTCGGTGGTGACCGGAACGACGTCGATATCGAGGTTGGGTTCGATCTTGCGAAGCAGTGCCGACACGTGGTCGACCTGGGCTAGGGCCAGCGGCGAACTGCGGGTACCGATGCGCAGCTTTCGGGCGGGAAAGTCGGTCGTGGTCATAACGTCCCTTCTTTGGATTCACGGTAGACCGCGCTACCGGGGGTCTGGAGTGACCCCACGATGCGCGCGGCTATTGCGGGGTGCAGCAGCGATTCCGCATCGGTGCGGGTGGCCCAGCGCCACGCGTCGAGTTCGTCGCGCTGCAAGGTGATGTGGTCGGCGTCGGCCTGGTGGAGCACGGGACCGGCGAACAGGAACGCCAGCCGGTCGCGGCGGCCGGGGCGCGTGGCTTGCAGCCATTCGACGGCGAACAGGTCGTGTTCCCGTATGTCGAGGTCGAGGCCGAGTTCTTCGCGTCCTTCCCGGCGGGCAGCATCGAGGGGTGATTCGTTCTGCTCGACGATGCCGCCGGGCAACTGCCACGGTCCGCCCTTGACCGGGTGGACGATCAGCAGGTTGTCACCCGGATTGGTGATCAGCACAGAGGCGGTCAGGGGATGACCGGGGGCCGGTGGCGACATTGGCGCATTCCTTTGCGGGCCAAGGCTGAACGAGAGGGTGAATTCCGCATGCTCCCGCCCCTCCCGTGCGGTGGCACCAGCGCGGGAGGGGCGGGTCAGGCCCGCTCCGGCCTGGGGTCCCCACCGGGCTCGGAGCGGGAGTCTTGGATCTCTACGGGGCCTGCGTCACCAGGTCGGCGCAACACGGTCCGGTCCACACCTCGACGTCGAGGACGTGGGCGCCGAGCTGGTCGGGGATGACGCCGACGCGGACCGTGCCGGTGGTGAGGGGCGTCTTGCACCAGATGCAGGCGCGGCCGTTGGCCTGGTCCCACGTCAGCGTTCGCGGGTTGGGCAGCGGGCGCCTGGTCGGCGCGGTCACGGCTGCTCGTCGTACGGGCGGAGACCGCGTTGCTCCCGGCACGGGTTGCACGCGTACAACTGCCGACCCGGGCCAGAGCCCTGTTCGATGATGTCGACCAGGACCGCGGTGCCGGACGGGCCCTTGTGCCAGTGGCACCAGCCAGGGCCGGGCGGCGCGGGCGGACTCGACTGCGCGGTCACTGCTGCCCACCCTTGCACCGGTCGCACTGGCAGGCCGGGAATTCATGCTTCGTAGGCAGTTCCTCGACCGGGGATACCTCGGCCTTCGGGCGGACGACGCGCGTCGTCCGCCCGTGCCGGTCGACCTCGTACACCTTGAGTGTCATTGCCGACATCAGGCCACCACGAGAGCGGGGCCGCTGAGGAGCGAGGTCAGGGTGTCGCGGAGAGCTTCGGCCTCCGACCGAGACAGGACGAGCGGCACTTCGGCCTGCAACTCGTCCAGGTCGTACAGCGCCACCGGAACGCGCACTTCGCCCGTACTCGGATCGCTGTGCGGCATCGCGGCGCGCTGTGGCGAGGCGTGCCAGGACGTGACGGACATGCAGGGGCCTCCTACGTCGACCGGTTGGTGGGCGATCACGGTAGAGGGCCCGCGGAGCAGGTAGGGGGACAGACTGTCCCCCCGTTCCAGGCTGTCCCCCTACCCAGTCGCAATGCCGACGGCGGAAGCCAGGCGGCTGGCCTCTCCTCGAAGGGCCCGCGGGGCCGTACGCCACAAGTCCGATGCGACCGTGCGGGCGGAGGGGGTGAACGCCACAGTCTCGGCTCCGATCTCGTGCGCGATTTTCATGACGTGCAGCGCCGCAGTTCGATCCCCGCGCTGAAGATGGCCGCGGGCAACTTCTACCCAGAGACGGGCGCGGCGCTCGCGGGACGGCATGACGTCCGGGTCGATGTCGTCGGCGGCGCCGAGCGCGCGCCCGGCCTTCCGCAGGTCGACGTCGACGCTGACGGCGTGGAAGTCCACGTTCGCCCGACCGAAGACCGTGCTCGGGTGCACGTACGAGGTGGGCAGCGACTTCGCGACCTGGTCGCCCTTCTCCCAGTATCGCCAGGCGTCGCCCTCCCGCCCCTCGCGCGCGGCCGTCACCGCGGCGTGAAGCTGAAGCGCTCCGTAGATGCCGCGCCAGTCGTCCGGTGCGCCGTCGAGGTGGGGGCGGATCAGGTCGGCGGCCTCGTCGACGACGCGCAACGCTTCCTCCGGGTAGCTGGTTTCCCGGAGGATGTTGCCCATGTTCCAGGCGCTCGCCGCGACGGCTGCGGGCTGATCGGCATCCTGCGCAGCCGACAGCGCGCGGTCGGCGACTACCCACGCCAGCTCGGCCGGGGCGATGTACGCGGTCGCCTGCCCGGTCAGGCGGTAGATGTCGGACAGCGCGACCAGGGCGGCTCTGCGCTCGTCGCCGTCGAGTGTGCGCGCGGCGGCCTCTCCGTCGCGGATCAGCGCCGGAAGCAGCGCTCCGACTTCGGTTCGGTTCCGGGCGGAGGTGTGCCACAGCCGCCACGTCTGATCCGACCGGCCCTGAAGCACAGCTGGAGAGACGGGCCCGGGGGATGGAGTCGCGAGGCTCCGCGTCATGACTGCGGCCCAGATGTCCGGCATGACCGGGTGCGAGAGACGGCCGAGCGGTACCGGCTGCGCAGGGCCAGTATCGGTGCCAGTGATGACGGACAGGTCAGACACCTGAAGCGCGGCAGCCAACTTGAGCAGCAGGGTGTGGCTCCGGAGTTCCCGTTCGCCGGTCTCGATCTTCTTCAGCCAGTCGGGGCCCCGGCCGCACAGCTCCGCCAGGACAGGCCGGGTCATTCCTCGCGACTCGCGCAGGACTCGAATCCGCTCGCCAGTACTCAGATCTGATGCGGGGTGGTTCATAGTGCCCCTCCGTCTGCTGTCGGTCCCGTCAGCGTACGGGCGGGCGGCACATCAAGGGGAGGCCGAGCTGAAGCGGGACGTCCGACACCTGGCCGAGCACGGCGACGGCTGACCCCGGACGCACGAAACCGCCCCTCCCGCAGTGCGGGAGGGGCGAAACCCCGCGGGCGCAGGGACCATCGGCCATGGGTCATGACCTCGGAACACGACGTGGGAACACCCCCACGCGCGGGGACCATGCGGCCTGGCGGTGAGACTCGGCGTCCGCGTGGGGAACACCCCCGCGCGCGGGGACCAAATGTCCGCGACCTTCTGGGCGCCCGCACCGTAGGGAACACCCCCGCGCGCGCGGGGACCATAGTTCCCGACCAGCAGCGATGCGCGTGCGAAGGCCGGGAATTCAGCACTTTCGCTGACCTCGACAATACCGGTACTGCCCGGAGCATGGCGGGAAGCAACGGAACGCCCCCTCCCGCAGCGTGCGGGAGGGGGCGGGGCTACTTCTGGGCGGCCTGCCATAGGGCTACGGCGAGGCTGATCACGCCGACCAGGGCGGCGAGGGAGGGGAGCGGCCAGCGGGCGCGCTCAAGGTCGGTGAGACGCTGGTCGTTGCGCTTCTGACGTTCGGTCTCGCCCCGGTCGAGTGTGTCGAGGCGGGCGTCGTGCGTGTCGAGCCGGGCGGCCTGGTCGTCGAGGCGCCGGTCGGTCTGGTCGTGGCGCTGCGCAAGCAGGTTCAGCGACCCGTTGACCGTGGCGAACCCCTCGGCGACCGTGCCGCGCAGCTCCGCGAGGGCGACCGCGACGGCCGGGTCCGCCGGGGTCGACGGGATCGGGTCGGGGCTCACTCTGCCCCCCCGTCGGGGTCGTCGGCCAGGCCGAGGCCGAGGCGGTCGAGCAACTGCTCGACTGCGGGGTGCGCCATGACGCGGGCTACGACGCCAGCCACTGCGGCGGCCGAGGCCGCGGCGGCGACCAGCCACGGCGCGGCCACGGCCAGGGCGTCGGAGTCGGCGACGACCGCGGCCAGGACGGGCAGAACCGCGGCGACCGCGGCGAGGGTCTGTATCCCGGTGCGGACGGCGCGCTTGGTGTGGGGCTTCATCGGGCTCACTTCTTCCCGCCGTAGGCGATGGTGTGGAGGGCGGCCCACCCGCGGGGGCCTATCGCGGGGTCGTAGTGCACGCCCCGGGCCCGGTAGACGGGGTGCGCCTGGTGGAAGCGGGCGACCGCGGCCTGTGTCGCGGGCCCGTACGTGTCCGCCTCCGGGATGCCCGCGGCCATGTACCCGGCGGCCTTGAGCGCGCGCTGGAGCCCGCGTGCCGAGGGGGTGCGGCGGCCCGGTGCGAGGCCGGCCGGAAAGGCGGGCGCCACGTACGGCTTCGGCTTCGGCGCGGTCGGCTTCGTCGGGGTCGGGGCGGGCCTCGTCGGCGCGGGCTCGTCCTCGTCGTTCGGGTTCCAGTTCGCCGGGTGCTTCAGCCGCTCGCCCACGTCGGCGCGCAGCTGGGCCATGGAGAAGCCGCGGGGATCGATCTTGTCGGCGCTCCACTCCAGGTGGCCGATCACCGACTTGGCGGTCCAGCCGTGCGCCCGGCACAGGGCGGCCTGTACGCGCACGATCGCGTCGTACTGCGCGGCGGGCCACGGGTCCTTGCCGTCGCCCAGGTTCTCGCACTCCCAGCCGTAGAAGCGGGCGTTGCCGTCGGACCCGTTCGCGTTGCCCTTCGTGGGCGGGGCCGGACGGCTGCCGTACGACTCGGCGACCACCTGGTCCAGGACGCGTGCGTCGCCGCCCCCGGCGTGGTTGGTGCGGCCCCAGCCGACCATGTGGACCCGGCCGTCCTTCGCGATCATTCCGTGGCAGAGCGGGCCCGGTAGAGAGGCGTACCCGGTCCGGCACATGGCCACGGTGGACGCGGTGCCCTTGGTGACCGTGTGGTGCACGATCGATCCATTGACCGGACCCCATGGGCCCTTCGAGTTGCGGCTGTGTGTCCGCCAGTTGCCGACCTCGACGACACGGACGCCCTCGGCGCGCAGCGCGGTGAGGATGGCGGCAGCGGACAGGGGTGTTGCCATGGGTATCTCCAGACATGAAAAGGGCCCCGGCCGGGCGGCGCGGGGCGAACGGGTGGGGCGGGGTCAGGCCGGCATCCGGGCCACCCAATGCACCGGGATGTTGGCCCAGGTGTCGGGGCCCTCCGCCGTGTCCGTGAGCAAAATGAAAAGGGTGAACCCTGTTGCGCTGACGTTGATGGGCCGGGCCTCGAACCGGCCGGTGCTCCCCGCGCCGGCTGCGATCTCCGCGTTCATGATCGGGGCGACCGGGAAGGGCACCGGGAAGGTCACCGGCTGTGTGTAGCTGGTCAGGTTCGTGAAGCTGACGTTCACGATGCCTGCTTGGTAGTCCTTGGCGTTGAGGCGCCCGGCGGTGATGCGCATGCCGGGCTGCCACAGGGTGGCCGGAACGGCCATGGGGGTGCCTCCTACAGGGCGACGATGGTGGGGGTGGCGAGCCGGACATCCGTTCCGGCCGGATGAGGTTTGCGGATGCCGTTGACGGCGCGGGTGACGGTGAACACCTGCGGGGACGTGGCTCCGGCGATGCTGTGCACGGTGACGACTTCGCCGCCGAACTGCACGTCGAACGGGAACTCCGCGCCGTCGGTCGTCCACACCCGTCCAACGGTGGTGGCCACTGACAGCGTCGTGTCCGTCGCCGACACCGCGGCGGCCAGGCCGGACCCGTCGGTGTCCGCCCGCCCGAGGTCGGGGTCGCCCACCACCCCGACCCGGTACGGACCGGCCGGAGTGCAGGACAGATTCACCTCCCACGCGCGGGGGCGCGGCTGGTGCTGGATCTGCCGTACCAGGAGATCAAGCGGGCCCGGACCGGTGAAGTGCGGGGGATTCACGATCCGTACGAGGTCGCCCGGCCGCAGTCCGAGCACGGCCGGGATCAGGCCGGGGCGGCGATGCAGCAGCACCCGGACCGTGGGGTACCGGGCCTCATCCCACGTGCCCAGGTGCGCCCACCACGCGGCGATGGGCTGCGCCTGGTCGTCGCTGCCGAGCGACAACGTCATCGCTTCCTCGTACACCCCGACTCCGCCCTCTTCGGGCGGGCGGACGGACAGGGGCCCGTCCTCGATGACCGCGCGGCCGGCCGACCCGCCGGACCTGGTCACGGTCACGTCGTTGCGCACGGTGGCGTCGTCGTCGACCGGTTCCAGCGGCGGAGCCACGGCCCCGGCCGCGTAGTCGAGGACCAGGGCCGGGGCCTGGTTGTAGAGGGTGGCCCGGTCCCGGTAGACCAACCCCAGCTGGTCCATGCGCTCGTATAGGACTCCGCCGTCAGACTCGGCGCACTCGGCGACCAGGTCCATCAGCTCGTCTTGCCCTTGCGGCCCCATCGCCTCAGACCCGACCGTCGTATCACCGGTCCACGTGACCAGCCGCAAAGTGGGCTCCTCTGCGGCGAGCCTGCGGAGCCGGTCGAGTGTCGACTCGCGGGCGTAGCCACGGTCCGCACCGGCCGCGGTGTTGGTGCCCGGCTGCCGGTCGGCGGTGCTGGGCGTGGTGTACACGCTCAGGTGGCCAACGGCCATGCCCTGTGTGGCGCTTCCCCACGTGCCGGTCACGGCAGCGGCCTGCCCCATCGTGGCCGTGACAGTGGTGTAGACGTACCACCAGACCCCGGTTGAGATGTTCCGCCAGGCACACATCACCCACGTCTGACCACCCCCCGCGTCCCCTACATAGATCACCAACCGGTTCCAGATCCCTGAAAAGTCGGCGATGGCGGCGGGGACGGTCAGCGTCGCAAACGCCAAGGTCCCGCCGTCGGCGTCCCGCGCCTCGATCCGGATCCCCGCAGTGCTCGCGAAGGCGTGCGCGGTACGGATCGCCGACCCGCCCACTGTGACGCGCAGGATCTCGGTCTGAATTGTGGGCATCTCCGGTAGGCGGTAGGCAATTTCGACCTGCCAGCCCTGCACGCTGGTCCGGGGGACCGTCGCGGTCAGGGAGGCCACCGCCCCCAGCGTCGGCAGCGGCGCCGACCCTCCGAGCGACGAATCCGACGCCAGCTCCAGGCCCGCGACCTTCAGCGGCGGGACACCGTCCAGCGGCGAGTAGAGCTGTGTTGCGCCCGCGCCGTCCTCCATCGGCCAGTACGCCAGCAGCCCCGGGCTGCTGGGGATCCGCCGACGCAGCGTGGATTGCAGCGGGCGGCGCCCCTGGCCGAGACGGCGCAGGATGCCCGCGGCCTGCACCGGCACCCACGCGTCGTGCCCGCCGGGCGACCACCGAGGCGGCCACTCCGACACCTCGCCCGCGAACAGGCCATCGCGGTCGTCTACCTGGGCGGTGGGGCCCAGCGCCCACGAGCGGCCCGCAGCGTCTGTGAACCCGGCCGCGCCCGGGGCGAGGGCCCGGAAGTCGGGGGCGGCCACGAGCGTGCCATCGATGCCGCTGCGCACCTCGGCGCGGTGGACCCGCCCGGCGATGCCGGAGGAGTTGAGCACGGCCGGAGAAGCAATGTCCAGCGGAGACGGTGAGGCGTGGATGGCCGTGCCGTACTCCGTCGTCGACGCAGACTCCATGACACGCCAGGGGCCCTCGATCGTGGCGGCCCAGTACAGGGATGCGGTGAGGGTGCCGCCGCTGTACGCGATGGTCCCGCGTACAGCGGCGCGCGGCGGGAGAGCGGGCAGAGCCCCCCTGATGTAGTAGCTATCGGACCCAGTCACCGACCACCACAGGTAGAGCACCTGGTCAGTGATTGCCATCCGGTAGGAGCGCTGTCCCGCGGCCGAGACCCACTTGCCGATGAGCTGCCGGTCACCGGGCGCCAGCCAATCCGTGGTGGCCTCGACCCGGATGTCGAGGTCCCCCGTGATGTCGAGCGGAGCGGCGGCCGGGGTGCGGGCGTACGCGCCCGGCGTGCCGTCCAGTTCGAGGTACGACTCGGGCCCCGGCACCGTGATCCGGACCGGGGTGTTGCGTCCCAGCAGCCCGTAGAACGGGCTGAGCGGGTTACGCGGGCTGTACCGGCCGCCCTCGTTGTTGAGGAGGAGCGAGCAGGACGCAGGATCGGGCTGCGCCCCCTCGCTCGCCGTGCCGTGCGTGATGCTGATCGGCTCCCTGGTGTACACGTCCTTCGTGATGTCCGTCCACGTGCCGCCGAGCAGCAGTTCGGCCCGCAGACCAAGCGGCGATTCTGGGAACGCCACGGGGCCACCTCCTTACTTCTTCTTGCCCGCGAGTACGAGCTGAACGTCGCCGCCCCGCACGCGGATTGCGTGCCGCAGCTCCTCAAGCAGTGCGTCATCGCGCCGCGCCCCGGACGACCGGATCTCAATCACCGTCGGGCCGGCCGAACCACCGGCCCCGGCCCCGGGCGCCGCCATCGACCCCGACGGGATCGGCACGGCGGACGGGTCCACGAGCGCGGACATCGACGCGTCGACCGCGCCGCGCCCGCCATCGATGCCCTGCACGAGACCCTGCGGGATGTACTGGCCGATCCCAGCCATCACCCGCGACGGCGAATGGATGCCCAACGCCTGTTTGATGGCCTTCTGCATCCCCTTCGCGATCGTCAGCATCTGCTTTTCGATCGCCTTCTGTTGAGACTGGAGGCCCTTCACGAGCCCCTGCGCGGCCTGAATGCCGCTGCCGTACATGGCGTCCCCGGCGGTCTTCCCGGCAGCGTCCGCGGCCTTGACGAGCGCCGCTTGCTGGCTGTTGATCTGCCGGATCTGCTGCGTCGACGCGTTCGCGAGGACCGCGGCCGACGCCGCGCCCTGATCGACCCCGGCCGATGCGATCTGCGCGATCAGGTCGCTGCGCACGCCCTTCTTCCGCAGCTGCGCAAGCTGCTGCGCGAATCGCTGCGCCTGGTCGACCCGTGCCGCCAGGGTGTTGATGATCGTGTCCGCCGTAGCGGGCCCGTCCATCGACGTGATCGACCCAGCGTCGAGCACGCCCTTACGCACGTCCGCGACGAGCTTGTCCCGGGCGGCGACCGTGTCGGCGACCTTCTTCTGAGCCGCCTTGAGCTGAGAAGCGACCTTCGCTTCCTGATTGGCCAGCTTCACCAGCTGCTTACTGCCGCTGCTGGCCTTCCCGAGCAGCTGAGCCCGCTTCTTGCCGGGCGCCAGGCTGCTACGTACGATGCCAGCCACCTTGTCGGCGGCGGCCTTGACCTGCTTGGCCGACCCGGTGAGGCCGACGGCCAAGCCCTTCGCGATCCAATTACCCTGAGCAGCCGTCACCTTCGACGGCGAGTGAATGCCCAAGGCTTTCGCGATCGGCCCCGGTATCGCGGACCGGGCAAAGCTCATGACCTGACCCTTGAGCCATCCGCCCATGCCCTGAATTCCCTGCCACAGGCCACGCACGACATCCTGACCCTTGCCGTACAGCAGCGACCCGAGGTTCCCGACCGCCGCGGAGATCCGGCTCGGGATGCCGCGCACCCACGCCACCGCGTCGGCCACACGAGCAGCCGCAGCAGCCTGGAACCGCGACCATCCCTCGCGGGCCGACGTCGCCAGGCGGGAACCCAGCCCCGATAGCGCGGCGGCGGCCCGGCTTGGCAGCCCCTGCACTGTGGTAATGAAGCTGGTCCACGTGCGAGACACCGGACCGGATACGTAATTGGTCCACAGACCGGAGAACCATCCTCCTATCGCCGACCCGAGCGAGGACATCACCCCGCCCGCTGCTGCTGCCTTTTGTGAAATCCATGTACCGAAAGACAGCCACCACTCGGTCAACTTTTCGTTGGTCTTGGCAATGAGTTCTTTCGTGAAATTCGTGGTGATGATGGCCGCCGATGTCACGAGTGCCCCGGAGATCAGCCCCGGAAGGGTGATGACTCCTGCTGTGATCGCTGCGGCGATGGCCGAGACTTTAAAAACCTTGTCGGGGTTCTCCGCAATGTACGCGGCGGCCTTCTGCCCGGCCTGCTGAAGCCAGTCGATCATTTTCGGGCCAAGCTCCATCAGCTTTTCGCCGATCCGCTGAGTCAGCAGTTCCACGAATTTTGCGGCCTGATCGACCTTTGAGTCCGTGCCCTTCCCGGCCTCCTCCCACAGGTTCTTGAGGTGCTTGGTCACGTAGGCTTTCAGGCCGGTCAGTGCCGGAATGACCTTGGTGCCTAGGAAATCGACGATGTTCTGCTGCAAACCGCGCTTGAATGCCTCTACGCGGGTCGCCGCGTTGTCGCGCAGCGAATCACCCATTTCATTGGCCGCGCCGCCGACTTCCCCGAGAGCGTCAACCGCGCTTTTCGGGTCCAGGGCCAGCAATGCCTTTTGCATGTCCTCGCTCTTGGTCCCGAAAAGCTCGACAGCAGCAGCGTCACGCTGCACGGGGTCTTCCATCTCGCGCAGTGCGTCGAGGGTCATTTGAAGGGCCTTAGTGGCCTGCGGTCCACCCTCTGAAATCATTTTCACCATCTTGTTGGCATCCAGGCCGACAGCCCGGAATCCGCCGACGATCTTGTCAGATCCGGAAACCGCCTCGATAGTGAATTCCTTCAACGCGTCCGCGACCACGTCAGTATCACGCGCGCCCGCTTTCAGGCCCTGAGACATAAGGCCCGTCGCGGTCTTCACGTTCAGGCCGAGACGCTGAAAGATCACAGAATACTCATTGAAAGTGTCCGCGATATCGTCGGCCCTCGGGCCCATTTCCTGAAGGCCCTTAGTGATTACATCAAGAGCGATTTTCGCGTTCTTGGCAAGGCCGGTCTTCATGACCTGACCGACCGCATTCGCGGTCTGCCCCAAATCCAGCTCAAACGTACTCGCGAGATCCGTGACATTCGTCGATATCTCGCGAATCTGAGCATTCGTCGCGCCGGTCGGCAGCAGTCCCGCGCGCATCGTCGCACTGATCGCGTCCGCAGCGCCCTGGAAATCCTCCGTGACCGCGTCCGCGTACATCCGCCCGGCGATCCGGCCGTACCGCTGCGCCACGGCCGGAGTCGCGCCGAGCTGCGCTTGAAGCCGCCCGGTGATCTTGCCCTGTTCGAGCGCCGTGCCGATCCCCTGCATCAGAACCGCGCCAGCCGCGATCCCGGCCGCCGCCGCGGCCAGCTTGACCTTGCCGAACGCGTTCTCGGCGACCTGGCGGAGACGGCCGGCCCCGGTCTCCCCACCGTCAGCCAGCCCGTCACCCACAGCAGCGCCCGCGCGGCGCCCGGCCGCACGGGCATCGCCGTCCATACCCCTCACGCCGTACCGCACCCCGTCGGCCAGATCCTCACCGGCTCGACGTCCGGACGTGCGGGCCGCGGTCTCGACCTCGCCGAGCCCGGCCTGTACCCCGGTGGCGAGCGCATCCCCCGCCTGACGGCCAGCTGACCGGGCCGCGGTCTCGACTTCGCCGAGCCCATCAGCCGCGCCATCGGCGGTGGCGTCGCCGAGAGCCTGCCCGGCCGCCGTACCAGCCCGCCCGGCCGCGGTCGTGATCCGGCGACCGGCCGTCCGCATCTCGCCCTCAGCCCGGGTCAGTGCGGGCCGGACCGCACGGTCGTCGATCGTGATGTACCCGGTGAGTTCACCGATGGTCAGCGCCATCACCGGCCCCCCTTCTGCCCGCCGTCGGGCGGTGGTGCGAAGTGCCGGTAGACGCGGCATTCAGTGCTCAACAGGCCGGTGATACGAGCGCGGAGCCACCGCCACGACCGGTCGCGGAGGACTCCGGAGTCGGCGTCGATGCCGTACACCTGGTGCAAGTCGGCTTCGATCAGCGCCCATTGCTCAAGCAGTGCATCCCACGTCAGGGCTGGGGCTGCGCCTTGCGGCTGCGCGGCGAGGCCGCCCTCGTACCACTCGTAGAGGCCGGTTTCCGGGTCGTACTCGCCGCACCCTTTGCCGAGGAGGCGCGCGACGCCGACCGCCTCGCCGCCCGATTCGCTTTTCCCGGGCCGGTGCCCGTCTGCCAGTAGCTCTCGGCGGTCTCACGGTCGGCGGTGATCCACATCATCGCGGTCAAGGCGACGTGCTTGAAGCGGCCCCACGACAGATCGGCGCGCAGCTGGTCGTACGCGTCGCCGAGACATATCCGGTAGAGGTCGAGCTCCTGCTCGTCGTCGAGCTGCTGCGTGTCGACCCCGGAGCCGCCCGCGACCAGGCGCGCGGCCAAGGTCGTGATCCGCTCGATCCGGATGCCGTCCTCGGCCGGCGGGTCCTCGATCCGGTAGACGCGCTCCACACCGTCCCGGCCGGTCACGGGGAGTTCGAGGTAGTCGTCGAGGAAGGCGTCGAGCGCCCCGAACCCCATCAGGAACCGTCCTCGGTCGCCTCTTCGGCCTTCGGGTTGGGAATCGGGAGGAGCGGGCCGTCCCCGGTGAGCGTGACCTCGACCTGGTCCAGGGCGGTGTACTCGCCGCCGGACGGGGCCCACGTCACGATGGCGTACCCCTCGTACGCCTCCGGCAGGCCGTTGCGGTCGTAGTACCGGACGTGCACGCGGGACGCCGATCCGTACGAGTACGCGGCGAGGCGCAGCGCCTCGTGCACGGCGTTGTAGGTCTTCGCCGTGTCGTTGATCTTCCGGTTGATCGTCATGGACAGTTCCCACGACTGGCCGGTCTTGGTGTTCCCGGCCCAGCCGTCGGAGTCGTAATCGCTGCTGTCCTCGATGTTGGGCTCGGCGGCCGGGGTCAGGGAGGTGATGCCGGGGCAGAGGTCCCAGCTCGGCGTTCCGGCGGTGCCGGTGTCGAGCTCCACGCGCCACCTGCGGGCGAGCGCGGTCACTGCCGGATCGACAGGGGTACTCATCAGGGGGTCTCCTACTCGTAGGCGTTGGGGGTGGCCCGGGTCGTCCGGGCGTAGTAGTTGGCGGACATCTCCATCCGCCCGTTGGCATCGAGGCCGATCTGTGCCTCGGACTGGCGCCACATCAGCGCGACCGGCACACCCCGGAGACAGGTGTTCTCGCGGCCGTGCAGGAGATCGCACACGGCATCGGCCAGGGCGTAGACCTCGCGCGGGTCCCGCCCGGCCCGCATCCGCACCTGTACAGCGGTGATCGCATCGGTGCCGCCTGTGTCCTCGACCGGGTACGGGGTCAGGCAGATCACCGCGTCCGGCGCCGCGGGCATGAAGCCGATCACGACCGCCGTGCCCTTCGTCGGGTACGGCTCATCCGGCGGCCCGTACGTACCGAGCCCCTGTGCGTTGAGGAGTTCGGCCAGGCCCTCGACAAGGTCGGTGGTGTAGCTCATCGCAGCGCCCGCCGAAGCTGCGCCGCGACGATCCGGGCGACCGCCGCGGCCTCCTCGTTCATCGGTCGTTCCAAGTACTTGGCCGTGCGCCCGGCGTCGTGCTGGTAGTCCATTTCCTCGTGCTGCCGTACCGCGTAAGGGGTGTCGTACGCGACGGCGGCCGTGAGCTGCTGCTCGTCCACCGTCGCCGTGCCGGACCGCTCCAAGGTGCCCTCCTCGATCGGCACCCGGGCCCGGGACGCCTGGAGGACGTGTTCGGAGCTGAGATGGAGTCCCTGTACGGCGCCCGCGCGCGCGGCGGCGGCGACGGCTGCTCCGTTCCATGTGAGGCGTGCGCGCTGCGTCACTCGCAAAACACCTCCGTCGACTGCGGTACCGGGAGGCCCGGCGCGGTGTGCGCGGAAACGTGCAGCGCGGTCGTGATCCGGCCAGACGGCAGGGTGATACGGGACTGCGGCGGGCAGTCGAGATCCGGGGCGGCGATGACCTGTGCGGTCGAGGTGACCTCGGCCCCGGTCCGGTCCCGCACCGTCCGGACGGTCTCAGAGACCAGAGCGGCCGTGGGCGGGCCCGGTGGCCAGTAGACCGGCCCGACCGGCCCGTCCCCGCGGTACCGCTGGATGGTGATGCGGTGCGGCATCAGCCACGAGGGGGCCCTCACCAGATCACCCCCGGCAGTAGTCCAGCCCGTGCCAGGGTGCGCAGTGCGCGCGGCCCGATGTCGACCGCGGACCCGACCGGGCCCCCGCGACGACCGGACATGGACACCGGGCCGATGCTGACGCTGTCCCACTGGCCGGCCGCCCCGGTGTCGTCCCCGCCCTGCGCGGCCACATACTCGACCTGCGCGCACGTGGCGTCGGCGAGGGCCTGGACGACGACCGGATCGGTCGGCATGCCCGCGTCGTCGGTGTCGTAGATCGCGGCCGTGAGTGCATCCTCGACGTCCTCGGATGCGCGGGCGAGCAGCCGCTCGGCATCGGGCGGCGCGGGCTGGCCGGTCCACGCCGACAGCTGCTCCGGAGTGGCGTAGACGCGGCCCACGTCGCCTACTCCTTCGGTGTCTCGGTGGTCTTCCGGCGCGGCTTGGTCTCCTCGACCTCGTAGCCGTGCCGTCGGGCGTACGCGATGACGGCCGGGTCATCTGTCTCGGCCCGCCCGTTCACGAAGGCGGTGCCGCCCGGCCCGGGGCCGGTGAAGCCCTCAACGGGGGTGTGCAGGATGGCCATCAGGGTGCCCCTTCCAGTGCGGTGATCCGCGAGGCCAGTTCGGCAAGGATTCCTTGCACCGTGGTAGCGGTGCCGGGCCCGATCGCCGTAGCGGTGACCTGTGTTGCGGTGTGGACGTGATTGCCCGCGGCGGCGGTCGCCGCGGTGGTGCCGACCGCGAGCGATGACGTGCCCGCGCCGATCGCGGTCCGGGCGGCGGCAGCGTCCGCGGCGGTGAGTACGGAGCGGCCGACCGCCGAGGCGTCCGACACCTGCGCGGCCGTGTGCGTGTGTGTGGCGGGCGGGTAGGTGGTGGGCTTGCCGGTGATCTGCTCCCACGTGACCGGCTGCGCTTCACCGCCCGCCAGTTCGGCCAGTACCTCGCTGAGCGGGCGGCGTGTGCCGTTGGTGTCGACGGTGACGGCGGGGGCGGCGAGCGCGTCGCGGTGCTCGCCGCCCGGGGTGTCGATCATCAGCGGACCTTGATGTTGCGGAAGACACTCGCCGCCTTCGTCGACTTGAGCGCGACCGCGACCGGGCCCATCTCGACCTCACCCGTCTTGACGGCACCCGACGACGTGAAGTCCGGAAGCCACGTCGAGACCAGCTGTCCGCCGACGGTGGAGACGCCGTGGAAGCCGTCGAGGGCGGCACGGTAGGCGTACAGGTCGGTGAGACCTGTTGCCGCGGTGCCGCCGACGGTGCGGTCCTCGATCGGGATGATCGGGTCGTTGCTGCCCGCCTTGTCGCCCGGGTCGGCGAAGATGATGTTGCCGTAGGTCTCGCGGACGATCGGCCGGCCGCCCGGCCCCATGAGCCCGTCGACCGGGGTCTGTGCGTACATGCCCGCGCGCCGGGCGGCGGCACGGACTCGGGCAAGGGTGGACTTGTTGCCGAGGATGACGGTCGGGGTGCCGTCGAGCAGCGACAGCCACTCGTCGATGGCGTCGAGTGCCTTGTGTTCGGCGCGGCCTCCGGGGGTGCCGTCGAAGTCGGACCAGTCCGTCACGGTGTCGGCGCGGAATTCGGTGTCCGAGCCGGTGAGTGCCTTGTCGAGCCCGTCGAATCCGTCAGCGGTCACGGCCGTGTCGCCGTTGATGACGGCGTCCTGGAACATGGTCCGCGCGGCCTTGATCTTCTGCGTCATGTTCAGGGTGACGGCGCCGGACGCGGTGGGGCCCAGCTTCGCAATCACACGGTCGATCTGGAAGCTTCCGCCGAGGACGGTGAGATCGACGGTGTACCGCTGCGTCTCCACGTTGCTCGGCGCGTACTCGGAGTTGAGCGGACGGAACGCTGCGGTCGGCTGGGTGACCAGTCGCCGGTAGCCGTAGGTGAGGGTCGCCCCGCCTCCAGCCGGGTTGACCACGTCGTCCCAGGTCAGCGAGTCGAGGATCGCGGATTCCTTGCGGAACTCGTCGATCACCATCACGTCGATGTCGTCCTGAACGTTGTTCTTCGCCTCAGCGAGGGTCACGGGCATGGGTGCTACTCCTGTGGGTTATCCGCCCAGGCGGGCGGCGATGGCGTCGTGAAGGGTGGCGGGCTTCTTCTCGGCGGGGCCGCTGCCGCCGAAGTCGGCGCCCCCCTTGGCCGGTCCGGTCGGGCCGGTGCGGTACAGGCCCGGGTCGGTGTCGACCTCGGCCTTGATGGCGGCCTTGAGCTTCGTGGTGAAGTCGTCGGCGGCGGGGTCGAGGTCGGCCAGTCGCTCGGCGAACGCACGGCTGTTGAGCAGCCGGGTGGCGTTGGCTCCCTCGGTCTGCGCGGCCTTGTACGCGGCCAACTCGATTGCGTTCGCGCGCGCCTTGGCCTGCTCGGCGGCAAGCTGCTGCGTGAGCTGCGCCGGATCCGGGGCGGCGGCGTCGTCCTTGATCAGGCCGAGCGCCTTACCGATGTCCTGCGCCAGGCTGGCGCGGGCGGCATCGGCGGCCTGCTGCTTGGCGGTCACGCGGGTCTTCCCCGCCTCGGCGCGGGCCGCGGACAGCTCGGCCGTGAGTCGGGCGATCATCGCCGCCGGGTCCTCGCCGCTGGTACCGGCCTGCGCCTTCGCCGGGTCCTGCCCGCCGTCGCCCTGGCCTCCGGTGCCGCCCTGCGTTTCGGTGCCGTCTCCGGTGTTGCCCTGCCCGCCGTCGCCTCCGGTCCCGCCCTCTCCGGTGCCGTCGCCCCCGGCGATGGCGTAGATCGGGCGGCCGTCGCGGCGGTAGCCAAGCACGGTACCGGCGGCATGGGTGGCGAGCGGGTGACGGAAAGCGCGGATCTTCATCAGTGCACTCCTGGTGCGGGTTGGGCCCGCGCCTGGCGGGCCGTGGGCATGCGAAAGGGGCCCGCTCCTGGCGGGCCCCGGGGTGGTGCTGGTCTGCTGCGCCTACTCGGCGCGGGTGGTGATCGGGCGGGCGCGGGCGTAGCCGCGGATCCATGCCGACCGGAGCAGGGACGTGCGCGGGTACGGGCATGCGGTCGGCGGGTCGCCGCGGCGCCCGGCCTCGGTTCCTTCGTTTACGGCCCGTGTGATGTCCTCGCGCGTTCCCACTGCGTCACCTCTTGTTCTGGTGGTCCGACTCGTTCTTGCGGGCCTTGGCTGCGGCGGCCGACGGCTGCCCGGTGGCCTTCTCGATGAACTCAGCCTGCGTCAGGCGGCCGTTCACACGCCACCACTCGCGCAGCTCGTCGGACGCGCGGGCGTGCGCGATGTGGGCGGGGCCGCTGAACAGCGACATGGGGTCGATGCCGTCGGCCTGCGCCTTCTTGTTGAGTAGGTGTCCGCGGCACGCGTCCTCGGCGTCGAGGTACTGCCGATAGACGTACTCGGCGTACATCTCGCGCGCCGTAGCGCGGGTCACACGCTCGACCGGCTCGGCGCCGGTCTTCTTCTCGGCGGCGCGTACGGCGGCGGCCAACTCCTCGGCAAACTTGGCGTCGTTGGCGAGCGCTCCCCACTCCTCTGGGACGGGCATCGGGTCCGTGGCCACGTCGAGGGCTGCCCGGTCGGCGAGCAGATCCTCGACCGCATTCCCGGTCGCGGCCGGGGCCGGCGGAGGATCGGGCGGATACCGGCGGTCCAGCTCGGCAGCGATCCGGGCCCGGTCGCGGTCGTCGAGCGACGTAGCACGCATCGCTGCGCCCATCTCCTCGTCGCTCATCTCGCGCATGGTGCCGGTGTCGCCTGACCGGACGCGCGCGGCCTGCACGTACGGTGCGGGCGGCGCCGTGCTCGGCGTCGGCAGGTTCGACGCTCCGGGCTGCTCGCGGGCGCGGAGACGACGCAGGTCGGGGTGCGCAGCAAGGTGGTCGCGCATGGCGCCCTGCCACTGCCTCACCTTGGCGTTCGCGGCCCGCTGCGCCTCGGGCGTCGTTGCGGCGGCGGCGCGGTTCTTCCAACGTCTGATGTGCCGCTCGATGGCCCGTTGCCGTTGCCCGGCCTCGTACCCCTCGGGGTCGCTTCCGCCGTGCTCGGGCGGGCGCGTGATGCCCGGCGTGTAAGCGGCCACGGAGTGCCGACAGTTCGGGTGTTGCAGACCCGCCCGGCGCGCCTCGTCGAGGGACCCAGCGACCCGCACTGAGACCATGCGGTCGTCGTCGGTGGCGTGCTCAACCTCGACCGTGCGGGCCCCGTCCGGGCCACTGATCGTGAGCACCTTGGACTCCCACGGGCGGCACTTCGGGCACTCGCGCGGGGCGTTGCTGACGATGACCAGCTCAACCCCGGCAGTCTCCAGCGTCCGTGTGTGCGCCTCGGTCGCGGCACGGGCCACGCCGGTCCTTACCGCCATCTCCGCGTACGCGGGGAGCGACCAGCGGCGACCGGACCGGTCGACAAAGGACGTGATGCCCTCGTCCGCCAACTTCTGCATGGCGGCCTGCGTGGCCTCGCGGCGGGTGCTGGTGCCGAGGAGGGGCAGCGCGGCCACCTGCGCCACGACCGCCCGGAAGCGGTCAACGGTCGTACGCAGGATGCTGCGGTGCGTCGCGGTGACGCGGTCGACGGTCTGCTCGGCGAGCCGGTCGACGGCCTGCGCCTGCGGGGTGATGTCGTCGACCCGGCGTGCGTCGTTCGACAGCGCGCCCAGCTCGGCGACCCCCGCGCGGTGACCGACGTTGTACGCCTCGGCCGTCACCTCGAACACCTCAAGGCTCACGGCCTGGTCGAGCTGGTCGACGACAGCCTGTGAAGCACGGCGCAGCGCGCTGATCGCGGACAGCTTCCGCTCGGCCCACTGCGGGGAGTCGTACCCGTCCGCGAGCTGCCGGGCGATGATGCGGAGGAGGCGCGCCTCGGCGTCCGCGTAGAGGTCCCGCGTACCGGCCGCCAGATTCTCGATCATGCCGGGGTGGATCGGCACGCGGGTCACCTCCTACATGGGGTAGGTCTCGCCGGGGTCGATGGCGGCGGCGCCGGTCTCGGCGAGGATCGCGGCGACCTCGGCGTCTACCGCTGTGTCGTCCAGGTCCGGTGACCGGTACTTGACCTTCGTCCTGGTGCTGACGGCCCCGGCCCGCGACAGCAGCTCCAGCGTGGCCGCCTTGGACTGCTCGGACTCGGCAGCGTCGAGCCGAAACTCGACCGTCGGCCGCTCCGGGCTGATCCGGGCCCCGAACTGAGCGACCGCGAGCAGCTGATACGCGAGCAGGAAGTCAGCCAGGCCGCTGCGCCAGTGGCCGGCCTTCTTCTTCGTCGTCACCGTGGATCGGGCGTCGCGTGAGTCGACCTCGGTCGCAGTGATCGCCTCGCCTCCGCCCTCAAGTCCGAAGCTCTGCGCGGAGTATCCGGCGGATTCGATGGCCTTGCGGGTCAGTGCCTCGGCGGTGCGCTGGTGCTCCTGGACCCTGATGTCGAACTGGGACAAGGTGATCCCCTGCCCCTCGTTGGGCGGCACGTTCAGGCCGCTGTATACCTCGCGGTCGTCGTCGAACGCCGCGCCCGCGCCGGGGCCCAGGTTGGTGAGGTACCCGTCGGGCACCACCAGGCGGGCTCGGGCCAACCGGATGTCCCGCATCCACGACGACCATGTGTCGTCGAGTGCGGCGAACTGGTCGTAGATCGGGGCCGCGTAGTCGCTGCGGCCGTACGGGCTCGACCGGTGCAGCCGGTTGGGCGTCATGTTCGGCACGTAGACGGCGGTGAGCATCGGAATGCCGGTCTCGACCGACACTCCGTCCTCGCCGAGCGAGGCGACCAGGGCAGCCGTGTCGGTGTGCTCGGTGAGCGGCACGGCCCGGCCGAGGTTGTCGGGGGTGCCCTCGTACAACGCATGCTCGATGCGGCCCGGCTCGTGGCGCTCCAGATGCCGGTAGACGGTCTGCGTGTCGCCGCCCTCCAGCTCCCGCCAGAACGTCACGGCCCGCAAGATCCCGAACGCGTATTCGGGGATCGCGTTGTCCGGCTGCACGGTCGTCGGGATCGGCCGGTCCGGCACGACATCCCGGTCCCACGTCAGCCGCAGGAAGATCCCGGACATGGCCGACGCCTGCTCGGCAGCACCGAGCAGCAGCGGGTGCAGGCCCGCCGTATCGATCAGGTCGGCGAGGTAGGCGGTCGTGGCGTCGTCCGGGGTGGTGATGGCCGGCATCTCCGCGAACAGCAAATCGGAGGCCACGGTGGCGATGTCACCCGGGAGCGGCACATGCAACCGGCGCTCCCGCTTCCGCGGGTAGTCGGCAGGCTGCCGCCCCCACCGCGTGCGGCGTCCGCTGCGGCTGTCCTGGTCGGCGCGGCGCGGCGTGTGCTCCCGCCGGTCGGCGACGCGCGCGAGGCGGTCGGGGTCGCCCTCGTACCACATGGCGTCATAGGCCATCTCGCGGTACACCTCGGCCATCTGCGGCGGCGGCCACGGTGTCCCCTGTGCGGGCATGCTCATGCTGCGGTCGCCTCCTCGGTGGTAGGCAGGGTGAGTAGGTGGCGCCACTCGTGCGCCGTGGAGTGCACGGCATAGCGCAAGGCGTCTACGGAGTGGTCGTTGAGCTTGACGGGCTTGTCCTCGCCCTTCTCGGCGGCCTTCTCGTCCCACACGTATCCGGGTAGTTCGTCGAGCAGGCCGGTGCATGAGCGGTGGATGCGGAGTCGGTCTGCGGCAAGGGCGGACGCCACGGATCGGATGCCGTCGGAGACTGCGTTGTCGGCGCGGGCGATCCCCGGGTATCCGTCGCTCCACAGCTGGGTGATGAGCGATGCGGCGGCCGGGTCAATGAACGTCCACTCCGGCCGGACGCCCTGCTCGGCGACCCATTCGCGGATGGCGGCGGAGTACTGCGCATCGGTCATCTGCCGTTGCGCCTGGCGGGAGTCGTGCCGCCACTCGGCGCACGCGTAGAGCCGGTCATCGACGCCGAGGCCGAGCAGGATCACGGACGTGGCGTTGACCGTGCCGTAGTCCATGCCGATCCAGTACCGGCGCATCTCCGGAAGCTCGTCGACGACGTGCTGTGCTTCGTCGTACGCCTCGTAGATGGCACCCTCGGCCATGACCCACAGGCCCTGGACGTTTCTCTTGTAGAACAGACCCCGGTACGACGCCTTGGCGCGCGCCTTGTACGCGTCGGACAGCCCCGGATTGTCGTCCATGACGAAGTGCCACGACCTGAGCCGCGTCTCGCGCGGCCTGAGGAGATATTCCTTGCGCGCCCAGTGGTTCGGGTTGTCCGGGTTGGTCGTGGCGTAGATCTTGCTGCCCTCGACCGAGCATCGGGCGTTGAGCTGGTCGTAGAAGCTCTTGGGCAGGGTGGTCAGCTCGTCGACGTACGCGCCCGCGCATGTCAAGCCTCTGACCTTCGGTTCGGCCTGGGCGTCGTTGGCGCCCAACGTGTGCACGGTCCTGCCGAGCACGTTCGCGGTGGGGGCGCCATTGGTGTAGGTGATGTCGCGGGCGAGCGGCCCGAAGATCGTCGGATCGGTCAAGGGACCGAACACGTTCCTCGCGAGGGAATCGCGGGTCCTGCCGACCATGACCAACTCGCCGCCCTCGGGCCGGTCGGCCACGAAGCCGAGCCAGCACAGCAGGGAAGCGATCGTCTTCCCGGAGCGAACCGAGCCCTCCCAGATGTTCTGAAAGGCGCGCGCCTCCATGATGCTGTCGATCTGCTTCGGGGAGAGCGCGAGGTTACTCCGCATCGGCGTCGTCCTCGGCGGCCTGGTCCTCGGGCACGAAATCGGGCGGCGGCCCGCCGTGACGCTCGGCGTAGTCGCGGGCCAGACCGGCCATCAGGTCGCCGATCACGCTGCGCCCTTGCTCGCCCGGGTCGGTCTTTGGAGGAACCAGCTTCAGGGAGCGGTCGAGGGCGGCCCCGGCGGTCGCCATCATGGTTCGGCGGTCGGCCGGCGTCGGCTCGGGCTGCATTCGCTCGGCGTACGTGTGCATGGACCCGCCCCACTCGAAATAGAGCTGTGGTTGGGTCATGCGGCCGATTTCGCGCTCGGCGACGTCGTGCAGGGTGGCGGCCATCTCGGTACGGCGGGCGTCAAGGTCGGCCTTGCGCACGGCGGTGGCGGTGGCGACCTCGGCGGCGCGGTCGAAGGTGAGCCCCTGGGCGGTGGCGATCTTCGACACGGTCGAGGGGGAGCGCTTCAGTGCGCGGGCGATCTCGTTGCGGGACTTGCCTGCGGCGTGCAGCTCGCGCACCTTGCGGCGGTCCTTGTCGTCGATGGGGCGGGCGGCCATGGCTCACCCCCTCGGCGCCTGGGCATGCGGAAGCGCCCCGTCACGGCGAGAGGGTGACGGGGCGCGGAGTGGTGGGTTGTTTCCGGGCACGCCGGAGACGCCCCGATTAGATCACGGAATGGTCACGGCGGGCAACGTCACTCCGGGCAGAGGGTCTTGCGCAGCGCAGCGTTCAACGCCTTGCCCTGCTCGTCCGTGAGCGGCCGGGAATCGTTCCCGAACCGCTGAGCCGCAGCCCAGCCCGGCTTCTTGCTGCCCTTCAGCGAGGCGCACTGGTTCCGCCCGGCATCGATGGCCTTTTGCTCGTCCACCACGAGTTGCGGGTCCACTGCCGCGATGGCGTCTAGGTACGCGTCGCGGGCGTCGCCGGTCGGCTCGGGCGGGATGCCCGCGGCCTTCTCGGCCGCAGCGTGGTCGACGGTCTTCGTCGGCACTGGCGCGGGCTTATTCACGTCCGCCTCGCCGGTCGAGCATGCGGTGAGCGCGAGCAGCGCGGCAGCGGTGGTGGCGAGCAGGGCGGCGGGGCGTCTCATGTGCACTCTCCGTACTTGGGTCTGTGCCAGTGAGACAAGTGAGTTCCGTGAAGGGTTGTGCGGGAAGCGCGAAGACCCGCTGTGGTGGGGCGGGTCCGTGTTTGTCCGGGCATGCCGGGTGTGCCGCCCTTTCTGGCTGATCTGGTGCGTGGGTGCAAGCGCGGCAAGGTCCCGGTGCGGGCGATGGGTGGCTGGCCTGGGCGGTTTGGCTTGAGTGGTGGGCGACGGCATGTCGATCTGCACCGGTGCATCCCCGTGATGCGCGGCCTGTCATCGGACAGGCCGTATCCGTGATTCCCGCCAGTTCCGAGGGCGGATTCAAGGTTTCCCGAAGGTTTCTTCAAGGTCGGTCGACCATGGTGGGGCAGCGTTAGGCCACTCAACTGCTCGTGCAACCTCACAGTGAATGGAGTTTGACGTGCCCATAAAGAGAGCCTTCGGTGCGCTCGGAGCGGCGACCGTTTTGAGCCTCAGCGCGCTATTGCTCACCGCGCCGGCAGCTCAAGCCGACAGTGGCAGAGGCTGTACCAAACTCACTGACAAGAGCGGCGGAACCGCAGAGGTATGCAAGACCTGGACCGCGACCGATAACGGCTACTACAAGGGAACCTGGTCGATCGGCGTCATGACGTCCTACACCTACGTGGAGCTCTCTAAGGATAAGGCCGTGTCGCAGGCCATTGGATCCAGTGGTTCCTACCCCCGCCTGAAGGAGTTCTGGATGCGTGCGTGCAGCAGTCTTGGGACTGGGTGCAGCGCCTGGTGGTAGATGAAGGCGGGTACAGCTTCGCCGCCATTGGTGAAGCGTGCGCCCGGCGTTGGAGGAGAACGCGAGGGTGAAGGCGACGGCGGGCGAGGGCTCGGCGGCGTCGCAGCTCGCCGACAGCTTGCCCTCTTATGCCCGCCGTCGGATTGGTCACGGTACGCGAACCGGCAAGGCTTGTGTAGCGCTTGGTCCAGGTGAGGTCCCGCCCTCCAAATCAGTGGGCGGGGTCTCGGTCCGTAGCGGCGTCGAGTCAGGAGCTTGGGTGGGACGGCTTCTGCGGTACGGGCGGGGTCCGACATAGCGCCCTGTCTGACACGGTGGGGCGCGGTGTCGGTCGGGTTGGGGCTACGGCGTGGGCTGTCGGACGGGGTAGGGGCCGGGGATGCGGCGGCCGACGCGGGGGATGGCGGGCCGGTCGGACTTGGCGTCATACGGCCTGGTCACGGCGGGTGCGCCGGTCGGACGCGGGGCAAGTTGGTAGGCGATCAGGAGGGGCGTTTCGCCCTCGGGGGCGGTGCCGTGTGCCCATGCGGTGCGGTAGATGTCGGCAAGCTGTCCGACGGCGGCGCGGACGGCTCCGGCGAAGTCGGCGCCGGTGGCCATGATGACGGCGAGGTCGTCGGACAGGGTGGCGTCTACGCGGATGCTGGGGCGTGATCCAGGCTTCGGCGGGGTGGTCTTCTGGGTAGGCTTGGCGGTGCTCATGGTGGGGGTTGCTCCCGTCTGAGTAGTCGGCCCGCCCGGTGGTGACGTCACCGTGTGCGGGCCGCATCTGTGTGTGGCTACTGGTCGCTGGGGCGCGTGCGCCGGATCCGATAGACGTAGGACTCGGTCACGCCGAGATCTTCGGCGGTCTGGGCGGCGGTGACGCCGTGGTCCGCGTCCTGGTAGATGAGCCGGGGGGTGATGGCTGCGGCGGCCTCGGCGGCGAGGCGTAGCGCGCGCACCTCGCTGGTGTCGAGACGGTCGGCGAGGTGGTCGAGCAGGGCTGTGCGGGCGTCGGCGTCGTCAGCGGTGGCGGCCCACTCGTCGGCGATGGCGCGCACGGTCTCGAACGGGTCGCGGCCCTCGTCGGGGTTGCCCCCGGCCGCGATGATTTCGGCGCGGCGTTCCTGCTCGTACTCGTTCAGCATCGTGAGCATCTGCTCGGCGAGGCGCTGCCCGGCCGGGGTGGGTTCGAGGCGGGCTGGCTTTCGCATGGCGCGGCGGATGCTGCGCTGCTCCTCGGCCTGGTCCTGCTGCTCGTCGCTCATCTCTGGTGTCTCCTGTGGTAGGGGCCTGCCCCGGGCGGGGCGGGCCGCGCTGGTCATGCGAATAGGGCGCCCTGTTCGCGGTCGAGGGGGAACAGCGCGGGCGCGGCGGCCGTGGCGTGCTCGCCGATCCACTCGCCCCGCCACGTGCCCTCGGTGGCCTCGGCCTCCGTGACCGGGGTGGCGTAGCGGGCCTCTTCTTCCGCGGCGGCGAGGTCGGCGGCGAGTGTTGTAGTTGTGCGGCCGGCGCGGTCGAGCCATGTACGGGCGGCGCGGGTCTCGGCCGTGGTGTGAAGGGCTCGGTTGATCAGGGTCGCCTCGGCGAACGCGCTGATGTATCGGAGTGCGGCGGTCGACACAGGCGTGATCACGAGGGTTCGGCCGCGTCCGCGGTGTCCGGCGTCGAGGGCGGCGCGGATGTCGGGTGCGGCTGGGTCTGCGGCAGCGGGGCCGTTGGTGAGGTCGGCGGCGGCGAGGTGGTCGGCGAGTGCGCCGGGGATGGTGACCTGCATGGGGGTGCTCCCGTGGTCGGTGTGGTGCCGGGTGACGTCCGGCACACACGACTGTACCAAGTTCTGAACCAAGTTAACGGGAGTGGCATGGTTACCAACCCTGCTCACTACTCGCTAAGTTGGATCGGTCTTCACCTCTGCTTGGGGGGAGGGGCCGCGCCGTTCAACCGACGGCGCGGCCCCCCAAATCAGGGAGGAGGAGATATGGCCGACCAGTCGTCGACCAAGAGGTCAAAGTTCTTGCGTGAGATGGCTGCGCGCGTGGCTGTCGCATTGAGCGTTCGCGCTCTATGGGCAGTCATCGTGGAACTGTTTCGCGGTGATCTTTGACGATCGCTGTGTAGCGATACCGCGGCGGATGGGTGTACCCCCCTTCCCACCCGCCGCGATTCAGCGCGTGGCCTCCAGCGCGCTCCACAGCCCGATTAGGTCGGCGCCCTTCCACTTCCTGCGGTGGCGCTCATCGAGCGGGGTAGGCGCTGTGCATTCGCCACCGGTCGAGCAGGTCACTTCGGGTTCGCCGCCGGGCCCCGTAAAGCCGACCAGTTGCCCGCCGCACCACGGGCATGGATCGTCGAGCGTTGTCCTCCGCCCGTCCCTGCCGAGGGCCCGCTCGACCGTACTGCGCGCGCGGGCGGCCGTCGCCGCGACGTGGTCGAGCAGCAGCGGCGGTATCGGCGTGAACAGGTCGCCGTACTCCTCGCCGAGAGCCCGCCCTTCCAGCCACACGGCGGCCCAATGCAGTCCGTACGCGCGGCTACCGGGCGAGGTGGCGGCTTGGTACTGCCACCGGGCTGGGTTCTGCCGGTCGGCGACGTCCTCACGTATGACGGTGCGCGGGGGTATCGAGCGCAGCGCGACGCGCGTCCGGCGTACGGGGCGCTGCACCTGCTCGGCGACCTGATCGGCGAGGGCGAATAGTTCACGCTCGACATCGAGGGCGGCGTCGAGGGCGGTGAGGTTCACGGGGGCAGGGTGCTCGCGGAGGATGAGCGGCGGGCGGCCGACGCCCGGCTCGGCCTGGTCGGGGTCGTCGGCGGCGGGCTGGTCGAGGAACCCGCGGCACTCGCGCGGCGGCCACTCGGTGGCTGGCGGGCGGGCGATGGCGGCGAGCAGATCGCCCCACTGCTCGCGCACGGCGGTGAGGTCGGCGGCGGCCTGGCAGCGGGTGAGGTAGTCGGCGGCGTCGGGGCGTATGGCGGTCGGGGTGTGCATGGGGTGCTGCTCCTGGTGGTGCGGGCCGCCCCGTGGCGGGCGGGGCGGCCGGGCGATCACTGGCATTCGGGGCCGGGGCGGGTGACCTGGTGGATGTGGAACCGGTTGCGGCACTCGATCGGCTGCGGCTCCGGGGTGTTGAGGTGGGTGGTCTGCTCAGCGAGGAATGCACGGATGCGGGTGGCACGGTCCTGGCGCTGCGCCTCGGCGGTCCGGTACGCGCGCAGCTGCTCGCGCGCGTCGGCGGCGTCCTGCTCGGCCTCGCGGATCGCGTCGTGTGCGGCGGCCAGCTGGGCGATGAAGCGCTCGATGCGGCGTTGCTGCCCGTTGATGGTGCGCCGCAGATCGTCGGACTCTCGTAGCTCGGCCTCGACGTGAGCGCGAAGGAGGGGGCGTTCGGTGTCGGTGAGTACGCCGCGGTCGGACCGTGAGAGGAGGTGGGCCAGCACCTCGCGGCGCTGCTCGCGCTCGGCGGCGCGGCGGCGCCGGTAGGCCATGGTGCGGCGGGCCATCAGACACGCTCCCACGTCGTCGTGGCCTTCTCGATGTGACCAGTGGCGCTCCCGCCACTGCATGCCATGCGGTTGGTCCAGAACGTGACGCGGGCGCGGGCGGCGGCGGGCTTGGCGTACGGGCCTTCGTGCTCGGTCCACTGCTGCCCGTTGCGGTTGGTGAACTGGATGACGGCGCGGTAGACGTCGCCGTTGCGGTCGGCTCCGATGTTGCGTGCCATGGGGTGTGCTCCGGGGTGGTGGGGGCGCCGCGCGGGTGGCGGCGCCCCGGGGTGGTCAGTGCTGCGGGGTGTGGCAGTGCCCGGTGTGGCAGCGGGTTTCGCCGCTGCTGACGAGGTGGACGTGGTGGCCGTCGGCGGCGAGGCGGTCGGCCTCGGCGCGGGTGGCGTTGGTGCGGCCGTACCGGCGGGGCGAGGCGGAGTTCATCGGCCGGCCTGCTTGATGACGACGATCAGGTTGTCGGCTACGTCGGCGTGGTCGTCGAGGTCGCCCGCTTCGTCGCGGTACTGGTCGAGGGCGGTCTCAATACGGGTGGTGAGGGTGTCGTCCGACACGGGGTCGGGGCCGTCGTCGGCGTCGCTCACGGCGGTGAGCAGCTGCTTGACGGTGATGGTGTGGTAGCCGGGGCGGCCGTTGCACAGCTGCTCAACGGCGTTAAGGCGGCGGGCGTACCGGCGGGCGGTGTCCTCGGGGCGCTCGGTGCCGTCAACGGGCTGCTCCAGCTCGGGCACGGCGTGTTCGGCGCGCGCCTCCCAGGACAACCCGGCCAGCTGCTCGTTGGTCACGTAGTGGTCGCCGAGGCGGCGCAGCAGCTTGACGGCGTCGCCGCGGCCCGGGTCGCATTCGTAGTCCTGGGGCAGGGCCTCGATGGCGTCGGCCCCGGCGAGCAGCGCGGCGGACCGGAGCAGCGGGGAAGCGGCCGTCAGCACGGCGTCGGCAAGCGACTCGTACGGGGCCATGAACGTGGTGCTCGGGTGGTCCTTCACGGCCTGGATCGCTGCGGCGCGGGCGGCGTCCTGGTCGGCGTCCTCGTCGGGGAGGTTGGCGGCGACGTGGCCGAGCAGCGCGTCGAGACCGGCCGGGCGGCCGAGTGCGCGGTGCATGCTGTCGGCGGCCTGAGCCGCGGTGGGCAGCGTTGCGGCGTTGCGGGCGGCGTTCTCGGCGGCCTCAGCAGCGGTCAACCCCGGGGCGGCGGTCGGCTGGTGCTTGGCGGGCGGGGTGTCGTTCACGAGGGGTCCTCTCGGGTTGTGGTGCGCGGGGTGCTCGCGCGCGCGGTTGGGGCCGCGTCCGGACGTCGGCCGGTCGTCAGAACGGGGGTTCGTCGCTGTAGCCCTGCTGCTGGGCCCAGGGGTCGTGGGCGGGCTGCTGGGCGCCGTATCCGCCGTTGCTGGGCTGCTGCTGACGCTGCGCCGGGCCCTGGTTGCCGTTGGTCTTGGTCACGGCGGCGGTGGCGTTCTTCAGCGACGGGCCGACCTCGTCGACGTCCAGCTCGTAGACGGTGCGCTTGACGCCTTCGCGGTCCTCGTAGGAGCGCTGCTTGAGTCGGCCTTGGGCGATGACGCGCATGCCGCGGGTGAGGGATTCGGTGGCGTTCTCGGCGGCTTGGCGCCAGACGGAGCAGGTGAGGAACAGGGCGTCGCCGTCCTTCCACTCGTTGGTCTGCCGGTCGAAGGTGCGCGGGGTGGATGCGATGCGGAATTTGGCGACCGCTGCGCCGGACGGGGTGAAGCGAAGTTCGGGGTCGTCGACGAGGTTGCCGACGACGGTGATGACGGTTTCGCCTGCCATGGGTTACGCGGCCTGCCTTTCGGTGGTGTGGGTGGGGTGGAGCTGGGTGACGGTGGCTTGGGTGGTGGGGCGTCGGCGGCATGCGCGGCAGCGGCGCCATCCGGCCGGGGTGATGTACGTGTTCGCGGTGTCGTAGGCGTGGCCGCGGGGGCAGTGCGTGGCGCGTGCGGCGCGGGCGGTGGGGCCGTCGGACCGAAGCGTGTTGGTGCGGTGCGTGACGGGCTCCATGTGGCCGGGGTTCACGCAGTTCCGGCGGCGGCAGAGGTGGTCCAGTTCGAGGCCGGCCGGGACGGGCCCGACCAGCTGCTCGTACGACCAGCGGTGCGCACCAACGACGGTGGCGCCGTCGCGGAATCCGCCGTATCCGCGGTTGTTGGTGCCTGCGGTCCAGATCCAGCAGCGGCCGGGGGCCTGGCGGCGGAGGGAGAGCGGGCCGTCGAGGGCGACTTTCGACCAGTAGCGCCATGGGGCGGTGGGACGGGGGCGGGCCATGGGGTCCTTCCTGATCCGTTCTCTCCCGAGAAACGAACAGATTCGTTTCTTGGGAGAAATCTAGCATGCGCGAAAACGCTCGGGTTGCCCTATTCGGTCGGCGGCATCTTCTTGCTGGCCTGGTACTTCCGCAGCTCGGCAAGCAGGATGGCGCGGCGGCGGGCAGCTTCGAGCGGGTGCGTGGGCTCGGCGACCTCGGTCGGATCGTGGCGGCGGGGGCGGGCCTGGCCGAAAGTGCCGTCGGGGATCGTTTCGGCGGTGAGCGGGTCGACGTAGATCCTCATGCGGCGGTCTCCTGTGCGGTGCGGGCGGCGTCGATGCGGCCGGGGTGGAAGTCGGTGCGGGGGCGTCCCGCGGTCTGGCAGCGCTGTCCGGCGGGGGCACGGCAGGCTCCCCAGGGGCAGGGGACGGTGTACGGGTCGGGTTGTCCGGCAACGACCAGGCGGCGGCGCTCGGCGGCGACGGGCCGGTATTCGGCGAGGCGGGGCCTGTATCCGCCGAACTGGGCGAGGCGGTCGGCGTCGGCTTGTTCGCGTTCAGCGCGGGTGCCGGTGGGGAGTGCTGTGCGGGTCTGGGCGGGGGCCTGGCCGGTCTCGATGGCGTGGCGTGTGGTCACCAGGGCGGCGCGGTAGGCGGCTTCGTCGTCGGGGTCGACGTTGGGGGTGGGGTCGACGTGGCGGGACAGGATGTCGCGGCGGAACGCGTGCCACGGGCGGCTGATGTCGGACGGCTGGATGCGGTAGGGCGACGTGGCGATGTGCTGGCGGACGGCCCATGCGGCGTTCCAGTCGCGGCCCTCGGGGTGCGGGGCGGTCGCGGGCACGTCGGCCAGTAGGTCGCACCACTGGGCAAGGCGTTCGTCGGCCTCGGCGTCGGTGGCGACGGTGAGGCGCGGGTCGAGGCGGACGGCATAGGCGATCAGGGCGGTGATCTCGCGGGGGTTCACTGTTGGGCCTCCAGGCGTTCGAGGGCGGCGGCGAGGTGGTCGGCGGACTGGGCGGCGCGGCCCTTGCGGGGGGCGTTGGGGTCGAGGGGGATGACGTCGGCGCCGGGAGCGGGGCGGCGGAGTTCGGACAAAGCGAACTGGAGCGTGCCCCCCGTGACGGGCTTCGAGGTCTGGCCGAGGCGGTCGAGGGCGGCGGCGAGCGTCTGCGGGTCGAGGCCGTTGCCGAGGGCGTCGGTGATCGCGCGGCGGATCGTGTGCCGCGACTGCGCGGTGCCACGGCCGTAGCGGGCCCACCAGTCGGTGAGGAGTGCGGCGGCGGGCTCCTGCTCCCCCTGGGGGGTAAGGGGGTTAGTACCTCCTACGGAGGTACTACGGGGCGGGTCGGGTCGGGGGGACCGTGACGGGTCCGCACCGTCACGCTGTGACTGGTGCCTCTGACCTGCGGTTTCATCGAAAAACGCGCCCGCGTTCGCGTCGCTTTCAGAATTTTCGGCCGTCGAATCGTCGTCGTTTCGCGGCGCGTTCGCGGACGATTCCCGCTGCTTTCGCTCCTCGGCCGCGCGCTCGCGGGCCCGGCGCTGCCGCTCGGCGGCGCCCGTCTTTCGGGCCTGCTCCTTCTCCTTGGTCGGGTTGTACTCCAAGAAGTCGTGCATCACGTAGTCGCCCGCGGGCGGCTGCGCGCACCGGGGGCAGGTGTGGCCGTGCTCGTGCCACAGGCCGGCCGCAACCAGCTTTCGGGCCTGCGGCGTGGTGCCGTAGAGCTGGGCGACAACGCCGGGCACGACACCTTCCGTGAGGTGCTGGGCGGCGTAGGACCCGGCGCGGAGCCACAGGCCGAGGGCGGCGTTCGTGGCCTTGATCACCTTCGGGTGCATGTGCGCGGTGTCGTCGACCTTGAACCAGGTCAAGGGGTGCTCCTGTCGGGTGGTGCGCCCGGGGCGAGGGGCGAACGGCCAGCCTCGCCCCGGGGCGATACGGGGCTACTGCGGGGCGGTGAGGGCGGCGGCGAACTGGCGGAGGAGATTGGCACGTTCGGCGGCGCGGCCGACGCAGGCGGGGCACCACTCCAGACCGGGCGGCGGCACGGCGGGCATCGGGTCGAGGATCACGGGGTCGCTGTCGCGGTGGGCCCACCCGGACGTGTTGCACTCGCCGGACCGGCCGGGGAACTTGCCGTCCTCGCGCATGATGTGGAGGCGGCGGACCTGGGCGGCGCGGCGGCCGGAACGGGCACTGTAGCCGCGGTAGAACGCCCTCACGGCTGCTCCTGGGTGTAGTAGGGGCGAGTGATGGCGGGCTGGTGCTGGTTGCACCGGGGCCCGCACGGGTACGGGCGGGTCGGGAGCGCGTGACACGGGGGGTTGCCGTGCTCGCATGGGCGCGGCGGCCGGGCAGCGGTGGTCACCGCAGTCCCCCCGCGCGAGCCTTGGCGTCTGCCAGGGCCTCGGCCTCATCCAGCTCGGCATCGGTGATGTGGGCCCCGGCCTTCTTCAGCTCCCACAGCAGATCCGGGACGGTGAGGTGGTAATCGCTGGTGGCGACGCGGGCGATGGTGCGGCGGGTGGTGTCGAGCAGCTGCTCGACGGCGACCAGGCGCGCGGCCAGGGCGAGGAGTTCGGCGGCGAGGATGCGGGCCTTGGCGGCGTCGGTGTACCCGTGGCGGGCGGTCCCGGCCGCGGCGGCCACGGTGTCCGTGACCAGCATGACGGCGGCGGGGGCGGTGGTGCCGAGCTGGGCGGCGAGGGCGGCCCGCTGGTTGGCGGTCAGCAGAGTGAGCATGGTGGTGGGGTCCTTCCGGGGCCGCCCCCGGCACGGCGGCCGGGAGCGGGTCACAACGCGACTACGCGGCGGTCTGGGTGAGTTCGAGCGGGGCCGGGGCCTCGATGGCGCGGTCAAGGTCGATCCGGCCCGCCTCGATCGCCTGGGCAACCAACTCGCGGCCGTCGAGCGGCTTCGACTTGCTGCGGCGCGTAAAGAGCCACCGCCAGTAGCGGCGCCTGGTCGGCTTGATTGCGACGCCGGGCACGTCGTGGATCAGCCCGGTGCCCGGGTCGGCGTACTGGGCGGTCCCGGCCGCGTCGACGGCGGCGAGGACCTGGGCGACGAACGCCTCGTCGAGCTTGATCTCGGTCCGGGCCGGGATGATCCGGTAGTCCCAGTGATCGGGGTACGTGTCGCGGACCCATGCGGCGAACGCGTCGCGGTCGGTGACCTGGGCGGTGGCCTCGCCGCCGACGCGGGTCACGGTGCCGAACGTCGTCGTGTTGTCGTCGAGCGTCACGTCGGCCTTGGTCGACTTGGCGGCCTTGTACTGCTGATCGAGCAGGTACTCGGCGCGCGTGTTGACCGTTTCGAACAGGGCTGCGGCGTGGTCCAGCTGCGCTTTCATGGCCAGGCGCTGACGGAGTACGGCAGCGAGGTAGGCCGGGTCGGGCGGGGTGGCCTTCTGCTCGACGGCCTGCTCGGTGGCGGGCTGCTCGGTGGTCTGCGCGGTCACTGCGCACCCCCAGCGGCGGCTTCGATCTTCTTCCGGAACTGGTCGAGCTGGGCGGCCGGGGCCTGGTCGATCGGCAGGCCGTAGACGCGCTCAAAGTCGGCGTCGAGGGTGGGGAGGTTGGCGCGGCTGGCGGCGAGACGGAGCGCTTGCTCCGCCTCAGCGGCGGCGGCCTCCGGGCCGGTGGCCGGGGCCGACGGCGGGGCGGTCCGCTCGCCCTGCTGCCCCTGCTGGGCGGCCTTCTGCTTCTGCGCGAGGACCGCATCGAGCCGGTCGAGGTAGTCGGCCGGCGCGCCCGCCTTGGCGGCGGCGGCCCGAACCTTGTCGAACTCGGCGCGGCTGGCGGCGGCTTGCGCGGCGGCGAGGTAGTCGGGCCGCTGCTGGCGCTGCTCCTGCTGCGGCTGCTGTTCCCACGGGCCGGGCTCGGCGCGGCTGCTGCGGCGCGGCTGCTGCCCGCGCTGCTGGCGCTGCTGGGCGCGCTGCTGGCGGCGCTCCTGTACTTCCGCGCGGTGCTCCGGCGACGGCTCCGGGTGGTCCCGGTCCCCGTCGTCGATGCTGCGGCCGTCCACCGGCAGCATGAACAGCGTGAACAACAGGTACTTGAGCGCGGCGGACTGCGCCTTGTTGGTGGCCTTGTCGGCGAAGTCGAACGCCTCGCCCGGCACTTCGGCGACCAGGCAGTCACCAGCGGGCCCGTAGACGCTGTAGCGCATCGTGATGACGGTGCGGGTCATCTTCCCGTCGCGCTGCTGTGCGTGGTCGGCGATCGTCGGCAGGATGAAAACACCGTGCTTTCGCATCGGCCCCGCCATCGCGCTCATGACATCGTCGATGCCGCGGAACTTGTAGTTCTGCTGCTCGTTGCGCTGGTTCTTACCAACGGGCATCGCGTCGCGCATGACGGCGGCGATCGCGGTGAACACGCGCGGCGCGTCGGCGGGGGCCCCGGCGGGGGCAGGCTGGTAGATCGGGGCCGCGACCGGCGCCGACGGACGCGGCGCGGTCGTGTGGAGCGGGAGAGCGGTGACGGTCACGGGCGGGGGCCTTTCGGGGTGTGGCGGATGTGTCCGGCGAGGCGGGTGATGCGCCCGGCAAGGGTGATCGCGGCGTCCGGCGAGAGGTGCGGGTCGGTCTGGCACTCGGTCGGCAGCTCGTCGAGCAGCAGCTCGCGGGTGGCGTCGGCCCCGGCCGCGCGGATCGACCGCTCGTAGTCCGGCATGGCGTCGTCGGTCACGGCCTGGTCCAGGCGCCGCACCGACTCGGCGTGCGCCCGCAGCAACGTGCCGAGCAGCGACGGGTTCTCCGTGTACGCGGTCGCGAGGTCGTCGAGCAGCGGGGCGAGCAACTGATCGCGGGTCGGGAGGCGGACGGCGGTGCCGTCGGCGGTGAGCGTCGGGCGCAGCATCAGTGCAGCTCCTCGGGCAGGGACGGAGCGTCGAGAACCAGGGCGCCCGTCGCCACGTCGTAGGCGTACGGCTGGGCCCAGTCGGCGGGGTACGCCGCGGCGAGCAGTTGGTGAGCGGCGCGGCGGGCGGCGAGGTCGGCGCGGAGCGCCAGGCCGAGCGCGTCGAGCAGCACGACGGCCGTCGACATGCGAACGGTGCCGGTCCCGTCCGTCCACACCGGGACGGTGCGCACCGTGTGTACGCCGGGCGCGATCTGGTCGAGCTGTCGCCGGATCACCGCGGTACGGACGATGTGACGGCGGCCGGCCTGCCCGCCACGGATGGCGAGGGCGGCGCGCGGTGCGCGGCGGCGGGTAGTCTGCTGGTTCACGATTCGTGCTCCATTCACGGGTCGTGGGGGCCGTCCGGGTCGTGACCGGGCGGCCCTTTTGCGTGTCAGGCGGCGGTCTGGGCGGGCGCCACGGGGGCGTGGTGGCGAGGCTGCTGCCGTTCGAGGCGGCGCAAGATCAGCTCCACATCGGCCGGGAGCCGTCCGGCGGCGCGGTCGGCGTCGCGGCGGGCGCGGGCGCGGTCCAGGGCGGCGCGGGCATTGGCGAACGCGACCTCGCGCGGAATCACGCCGGTCATGCGGCGGTCCGTTCGATCAGCTGCGGGAGGTCGACGCCGTACACGCGAAGTACGGCGGCGGCGGTGCGGGTCGACGGCTCGACGCGGCCGTTCCACAGGCGCCATGCGGTGGAGCGGCTGACACCGAGCTTGGCGCCCATCACCTCGTAGTGCTCATCCCCGAGGCTGCGGACGGCAGCGATCAGCGTTCGGCGGTCGTACATGCTCGATTCCTCTCTCAGGTGGAATCAATTGATTTCATGAGAGAAACGTAGCACGACTCTTCGGACTCGTGGGGTCACTCGTGACGGACCCCCGTCATTCCGCCGCATCCGGACGCTCACCCCTCAACGGCGTTGACATGGGGCGACGAAAGGGGGACGATCGGTGCTTATCGATCACATGTTCGAGTAAATTCGTACACCGGATGGGGCTTGGGGCGCTTTCTGGTCACGCCGCAGCCGCTTGTAGCGTGCAGATTTCACGCGCGATACCGTTTCATCCATGAAACGAAACGGACCCAAGGAGTTCGCCGCATGGCTGCGGACTCAGCTCACGCAGCGCGGATACGACCTCAGTACGCGAGGAGGAGGCCAGAAAGCCTTTGCTGAGAGGTCAGGCATCAGCCGCTCAACGATCAGCCGCATGCTGTCGGGCGACATCGCGTCCACTGACATCCGGGTCCTTACCGCCATCGCCGATGCGCTCGGCCTCCCCCTCACCACTGTCTTCGTCGCCGCAGGCACCCTCAGCGCCGACGAAGTGGCCGGCGTGCAGTCGCCCACCGGACACCTGACCGCCGACCAAGCCGCCGACCAGCTTGGGCTTCCCGCAGACCCGCAAACTCGGGCCGTCTTCAAGAACCTTGTAGAGACGCTCCGACCAAAACCCGGCAACGACGCCGGATAGCACCAGGAGGTATCTCATGCGCCGCGCCACCACCATCCCGGCCGCCATCGCAGTCATGGCCGGACTCACCGTCGGCGCACACATCCTGATCCTGCACCGTGCACACCAATGGGCAACGCCCGCGGCTGGCCAGCTCGCTGACGCGCACGCTGCCGGATACCGGATGGCACTCGACCACGTATCGCGCGGACTCTTCACCGCGCCAATGGAGGAACCGTGACAATACCCGCCACGTTCCAGGGCTCGCCGACCGGGGAGGACGGCGAGCCCTGGCTCGGCTATATCCGAGTGAGCACGTGGAAAGAAGAGAAGATCAGCCCGGAGCTGCAACGCTCCGCGATCGAAGCATGGGCCGCTCGTACCGGCCGCCGCATCATCGACTGGGTTATCGACCTCGACATGACCGGCCGGAACTTCAAACGGAAGATCATGGGCGCGATCGAGCGCGTCGAGACTGGCGAAGCGCGCGGCGTGGCCGTGTGGCGCTACTCGCGCTTCGGCCGCAACAGAACCGGCAACGCGGTCAATCTCGCCAGGCTCGAAGCAGCGGGAGGACAACTCGAATCGGCAACCGAGCCTGTCGACGCTTCTACCGCCATTGGCGAGTTCCAACGCGAAATGATCTTCGCCTTCGGCAACTTTGAGTCCAACCGTGCCTCGGAGCAATGGCGGGAGACTCACGACCACCGACGTGACACCCTCAAACTTCCCGCCACCGGGCGCGGACGCTTCGGGTACATCTGGCACCGCCGATGGGACGCGCGAACAGAGACCCTACAGAAGGAACGGTACGAACTCAGCGGCGACGACGGAGCGGCCGAAGCACTGTACGAGGCGTACGAACGCAAGGTCGGCGGCGACGCATTCGCCACCGTGGCCGGATGGCTCAACGCTGCCGGATATCGAACCGTGCGCGGCCACCTCTGGGACGACAGCGCCCTACGCAAGTACATGGACTCGGGATTTGCGGCCGGCCTACTTCGAGTCCACGACAGAACCTGTAAGTGCGGTGCCCTGTGGAAGTGCCCCAACTACACCTTCCGGCCCGGCGCACAGCCGTCCATCTTCGCCGAAGGTGACGACCTGTGGGACCGATACCTCAAACATCGTGAGCAGACCAGAGCCATTGCGCCACGCGCGCGAATCGCCACGTACACGCACAGCGGGCTCATGAGGCACGGCGACTGCCGACAGGGTATGGGGGCCTCACAGGGTGTCAGCCCGAAGCGCGGGAAGATAAACGGCTACAGCTACCGGTGCAGCTACTACATTCGCACCGGTGGCGCTGGGTGCAAGGGTGGGCAGATCCCCCGCGAGCGAGTCGAGAACGAGACGCGTAAATGGCTCGCGGACGCGGTGGCTGAAGGAGTCGACGCCGCAGAACCGGCCATCCCCCGGCAGCGGCGCGACGTAGCGAAGGAGCGGGCCCGCGCGGCCCGTGAGCGGGCCCGCCTGCAAGAGGAGTTGGTGAAGCTCCAGGACGGTTTGGCGCGGCTTCAGGCCGACCGGGCCGTGAACCCGGACGACTACCCGCCCGGTGTCTACGAGGCGGCTCGCGACCGCATCAAGACCCGGCGCGAGACGGTCGAGCAGCTGCTCGCCAAAACCGCCGCCATCGAGGCCACGCCCGACGTCTCTGACTACGAACCGCTGATTGTCGGACTGCTGGATGAATGGGACACGATCAACCCTGGTGAGCGCAGCGGCATACTGCGGCAGTTGCTACGGCGTGTGGCCGTCTACCGGGTAGAGCGCGAGGGATACGCGCGGGCCACGAGCCGGATCGAGTTTCACCCGGTGTGGGAGCCGGACCCGTGGGCCGATCAAGCGTCATCCGACAGTGCTACAGAGGATTAG